GGCGATAGTCTGATGAAGTGTTATAAGAAGTTGTAGTTCCTGTTGAAGATATAGTGCCAACTTCAGTACTTGAGTTGTATAAAAATCTGTTAAAAAAAGCTGTTCCAGAAGTTGATGTACAAATACCTGTAAAACCATATTGAGAATTTGGGAAAGCTGCTGCAACTCTGCCACTTGCACCAGTAGTCCCCACTAGCAAGTTACCGCTAGAGTCTATTCTCATGCGTTCTGTGCCAGCAGAATAGAAGCGCATTGAATCACTAGAATGAGCATATTCAATAAGACCAGCATATCCTAAGTCTGGGTCTGAGAATCTAAGCTCACCAGAACCTGTATTGCTACTACTAATAGATAATCTAGGGTTAGAAGCGTTATAAACTTCTAATTTATAATTAGGAGCAGTAGTACCAATACCTACATTACCAGAGCTATCAATACGCATACGCTCTGTTGCTGATGCTTGACCATTAGTCTTAGTCCAGAAGCGCATTACAGAAGGTACTGTGCCATCTCCATTAGCTACAATGTCAGTTACCTTTGTATATGGTGAACCAGAAGCAGATTGATAAGAAGATATAGCAGCACCAGCAAAAGCAGCAATAGTTGTTCTTTCTGCTGTTTCATTGCCTGTATATGTGCTTAAGCCAATGGTTGATGCAGTAGTCGGATTTGCTGAAAGAGCAGCAGCAGGACTACTAGTACCAATACCTACATTACCTGCGCTGGTGATACGCATACGCTCTGTTAGTGCATCAGTATTTGCAAATACAATAGGAGTTGTTCCTTCAGCACCAATAAATAAAGATGTTCCATTAGTGTATTGATAAAAAGCAGATTTATTAGCAGAAGTATCTGTAATTGAATAACCAGCTACAGCACCAGCTCTTTTAATAGAAATATAAGTACCTGTTACATCAAGAGCATTTGATGGGCTTGCATTGTTAACACCAACTCTATTATTAGTAGCATCAATAACTAAAGTATTGCTATCAAAGTTTAATCCGTTTGGAATACTTACAGCACTACTATTGATTGTTAAAGCATCTCCACTAGCATCTCCTAGTGTTGCACCGCCATTGGCTGAGAAAGCGCCTGATGCTGATAATGATGTAAATGCGCCAGAAGCAGGAGTTGTAGCGCCTACAGTTCCGTTTACTGCGCCATTGAAAGGGTCACCACCTGCGCCTGTCTGAAACTCTTTCAAGTCTGACATAAGCTGACGAATAGCATTGTTAATGCCTGATGGAGCGCATCCTTCTGCAATGTTAATACTGTTAATGTCAGTATTATTTGCTGGGTCAATATCGAAGTCACTAATCTTTAATTTTGCCATTTTATTTCTCTCCTAAAAGACCTGGTGTTACTATTCTTGAAATTGTTGGTGATGTTTGCTGAAGTCCTGCTCCTGCTTGTCTTAATAACTCAGGTCTTTCCATTATTAATATTCTCATTAAATCTTGCATTGGCTTAGTATAAGCTCCACCAATTGCTAGTGGCGCTAATAAAGTAGTAGGCTCTACATATCCTGCTCCTAACACACCTAAACCAGTTGCTCCTCTATATGCTGTTCCGCTATCAGGTAAATTTGCACCCATAACAGACTTTGCGCCTTCAGCCATAGGTTGCATTACTGCTCTACCTCTAGCAAATTGCCCTTTTCTTAAAGACTCATCTAGAGCCTTAGTAGCTGATAATAATTGTGCTGGACTAAATACACCTTCTTGTGCACCAACAGAACTAGCAGCTCTTTCAACTCTTAAAAACTTAGAAAAAGCATTGTTAGCTTTTGCAATTTCTACAGCCTTCTCAGGATTAGCCCTAGCTAATAATTCTCTTAGGTTTAATTGAGCCTCTTTAATTGCTCCTCCTAATATTCTTTGGTCTGCATCACTAGTATTCATATAGTTACTAGCTAAACGACCAAGCTCAGAATCAATAGATTTCCATTGAGTTCCTGTCAAAGTATCAGTTTTAAACTTATCTAAAACCTTTTGGGAAATAATCTTATCGAATTGACTTGCTCTTTGCTCTGGCAATTCTTGAGCCATTCTAGATGTAAGATTGCTTAAATCATCTAATAAAGTAGCATCAGCAGTTACCTTAGCTTTTCCTAATACTTTATTATAAGCGTTACTAATAGCATCATCCGCATAATTAATAGCTTCTCTGCCAACTAGTTTTTTTGGTACTTTTACATTTAAAGATGTTAAAGCGTCATCAATAACAGCACGATTAAATGACTCAATAGAGCGTTTTTCTGCGCCAACAACAACATCACCAGCAATAGGTATGCTCTTAGCTGCTTCTTCTAATTTTTTATATGTTCCACCAAGAGCTTGACCAGGAGTAAGTTCTACTCCTTGAGCATACAAAGCTCTAGCTTCAGGAGATATTTGTGGAGATAAAACTCGACCAACACCACTAATAGCTTTTTGTGTTGCGCCACCAATTAATGCGCCAGCGCCAGCTTGTTTAGCTTTTTCCGTAGCAAAATCTTTACCCTCTGCATCAAATACAGGTTCTAACATACCACTTGCAGCGCCACCAATAACAGCCTGTCCAACTGGACTTAAAGATGCCTGAACAACTTTTTGACCAACATTAGCCATTAAAGGAAGTCTAGATGCCACATTGGCAACACTAGCAACAGCAGATGGCGCTCTAGCCGCAACAGCTAAATTAACAGGATTAACAATATTTCCTGTAATTCGTTTAAAGTCAATTCCTTCACGACCTTCTGCTTTTTTCTGTTCTTGATATTTTTGCTCTACAGCAAGATTTAAAGCATCAACTTTAGCAGCTTCTTCAGCAAAGAACTTACTTACATCATTCTCTACTGTGCCACCTAAAGATGTAGCTTGAGATAGTATTCTAGGTAACATTTGAGCCATAGCATCAATAGGGTCACGCAGACCTCTTGTATAGCCACCAGATACACCTTCTACATCTGATTTAAGGGTTTCTTTAGCCTGTGATAAAGCAGCGTCATAAGCCTGTTTTTGAGTCAGGTCTACATTAGACTCAACTTCAAAAGTACCCCTACCAGGGATTGTTACATCATATATAGGCATGACTTTTCCTTATCGTTTTCTTACCACTACAGATGCACCCTCTGGTAATCCTAATGCTTGAGATGCGCCAGCTGGTAAAGCTCTTGGAGCAACAACAACACCTGATGGTAATGGTGTTTCAGCTGTCTTTTTACCTGTTGGTAAATCTTGGTATGGATTATAAATAATATTCTCTGGATTAGCACCTTGTCTTTTAGCTGTATTTGAATAAAAAGTAGCAATTTGGTCAAACTGACCTTTTTGGCTTTCTACCAAAGCATTAGCAGCAGAGTCAAATTCCCCTCTTTGCTTACCTGTCAATCTTGTGCCATCAATAACCTTATTATACATAGCCTTGATTGAGTCTGGCACACCTCTAGCATTTTCAGCAGAAGCGTACTCACCTTCTCTAACTGTAGAACCTGGGTCAAGAATCTTCATGTATCCAAAAATCTTAGACATATCACCAGGAGCAGTGTCAGGAGCAGAAACAATCTTTCTATAAGCCTGTGTAATTTCAATGTGTGGTTTAGCTTGATTTAAGAAAGAAGTTCTTAATTTGTCATCTTCTACGCTACCATCTTTAGTCTTTGGAACAAAACCAATTACTTTATATGTTGATGGGTCTACAAAAGCTGTGCCATTACCTGTATCTACTTTTTCAGGTTTAGCTTCACCTTTAGCAACAACTTTGCCAGAAGCATCTACTAAAACATCACCTTGACCTAATTTTGTTCTTTCACCTTGAACCGACTTAATAAACGCATTAACATCTTCTGGATTAGCTCCTGATGCAATAGCTGACTGAGCAAATTTAGTAGGGTCAAATACACCCTGTTTAACTACTGGTTGAGCTTCTTGAGCAGTTCCTTGAACAGCATAATTAGCAGAACGAGCTAGCGACTCTAAACCTGTATCTCCCATAGCCATATTTTCTTGCATTAATTGACGAGCTACTGGGTCTTGAGATGTCATTGCGCCAATAGATACTTCTGGTGTTATTTGTTGTTTATATGCACCTTTTAATGCTTCTCTTGACTTTTGTTTTCCAACAAGTTCTTGAATTTGACTTGCTTTTAACATATCTCCAAGCGCTCTATCCATGCTTGATTGATAACCTTGGTATCCACCTAGTAAAGCATTGCCAATAGCCTGACCAGTTCCAACAGGTCTAGCTTGTGGACCAGAAGCAGCTAATAACTGAGCAATAGCATTTAAAGCGCCCATGTTAAGCGCCTCATTCTTCATCTGACCATATTGTTCTTGACCAAATAACTGTGCCAATGGGTTTGTATCTAATAGTGCCATATTCTTATCCTAACAATGAATATACATTCGGGGTTTTTACTCTTTGCTGTAACAAAGATAAAGTTGGAGAGTAATCCACTACTCCATAAGGTTGAATCTGTCTTTGTGGCATACCTGCTTGTTGTTGCTGTTGCTGACCAAATAAGGTATTGCCTAATCTTAATGCTCTTTGTGCATCAGATAGGCTTAATGTTGTTGGAGTTGCAACTCCAGTAATTCCTGCTGTACCTGTTGGCAATGCTTCAGCACCACCTAAGTATCCTAGACCGCTAGAAGCATTTGAACCTACTTGACCTGCTAGTTCAGCTTGTGCAATTTGTTCTGCTGTTAGACCTGCTGTTCCTTCTAATAAAGAACCTGCGCCACCTAGATATTCCACACCACCTAAAGCACCTGCATTTATTCCTGTTCCAGCAGCAGCTCCACCTGTAGCAGTTCCTGCGCTTAATCCTGTTCCTGTAGCGCCAGTACCTACTGCTCCTGTTTCAGCGCCACCTAATGCAGCAGAGCCTAAATAGTCAGTAGCAGTTGCAGCCTCTACAGCAGTTGCAGCTTCAGCACCAGCAGCAGCAGCTTCAGCAGCAGTAGCACCTTCAGCAATAGCGGCAGCTTCAGCAGCATTGCCAGCAGCAATAGCTTCAGCGCCTAGATAAGCACCACCAGCAATAGCAGCAACACCAAGCCATCCCATTGGTACTTCTTCATTGACCTTATCATCAATCCAAGAACCAGCATCCTTAACTGGGTCTACTACTGCATCTACCACATTGTCTATAAATCCACCGCCACTCATAGAGTATTCTCCACAATTACATACTTTTCTGTAAATCCTAATCTTCTCCAAAGTCTAGCTATTGATTCTCTAGCTGCACCTTGAACCTTTGTAGCTCCCTGAGTCTTTAATAACTCTGTGAACTCTTTGTAAATCTCTTTGTCGCTTATGAACTTACCACCTATGGTAGTTATGAAAGCTACTCTATCATTTGGATAGTTTAAGAAAGATACTGTGCAACAGCCTTTAATCTTTCCTAAATCATCTAAAGCTACTATTAATTGCCATTGTCCATTCGTTAAATAGACTTTAGCTTGGTCTAGTGAGTAGTCACCATCAGCGTACTCTAAAGCATCACCAATGAAACTACTTACTAGATTCCAAGATTGTGAAACAAAGTTCTTATGAACCAGTTTAAGCATTAAAAGAATGTACCGCCTAATAATCCGCCTAAACCAGCGCCAATAACACCTTGTGTAGTTGGATTCATTAATGAACCACCACCAAGCCATTGACCACCCAAGTAACCTAAACCAGCACCAGCTAAACCGCCCATAATAGGGTTGCTAGGCATAGTCTGTGATTGTGTACCATAAGAACCCATAGGGCTACCATATACAGAAGATAAGTAGCCAGATAACTGTTGGTATGGTAACTGCTGACCAAAGTTGAATCTAGCCATTTGTTCTTGCAATGGTTGAGCTGCAATAGCTTCTTGAGCTGCACCAACTTGAGCCAATTGCTGAGAAGGAATGTATTGCTGTGCATACATACTTGGAGCAGCAGCAGCTAACTGAGCCTGACCTAATTGAGCTTGCTGTTGTAAGCCTCTTTCAGCCATATACTGCTGATTAGCCATGTTAGATGTAATGTCACCCATTGCACGACCATAAGACTCTGTAGCGCCTGTCAAAGCATTTTGCATTGCACCAGAACCATAACGACCAGACTTAGAGTAAAGACTAGCAATGTTCGGTAAAACAGACTGAGAGAACTGTTGTTCTAAAGGTCTAGTAGCAGCTTGCATAGCCTGTTGTTGATATGGGCTACCTTGTAAGAAACCGCCTTGTGCAGTCTGACCAATGCCACCTAAAGCCTGTTGATAAGCAGTTTGAGCCTGTTGCAAAACAGGAGATGATTGGCGAGCTATGGCTTCTTGTTGAGCAAGAGCTTCTTGAGTCTGAGCAGAAGGACTAACATAGGTTTGACCTTCAAAGAACTTAGGTTGCTCACCTGTCAAGAATAGACTTTGCGCCCTTTCTAACCCTTGGGTTAAGTAGGGCAATAATGCTGGGTCTACTGAAGAAGTTGTTGTTGTGGTTGCCATAATGTTTCCTTTATCCTACTACTACATATTTATAAGTTTTACCTGCAATAGTATTAGCAGGATGTGAAATTGTTGCACTACCATTAGTTACCGCTGAAATATAAGGCTTTGTATATAAATTACTTGTAAATCCGTCACAAGATATATGAGTTACTGTTGCAATAACTGATGCAGCAGCAGGTCTTGTAGGGCTTGTAGCTGTTGGTAATGTCTGCATTGATACTGCTGTACTTGTTGCAGACCATATAAGCTCAACATAATCGTTAGCAGCCAACGGAAGCAAATAGTTCCAAGATGGCAAAATAGTTCCATCTACAGAACCATGTCTATTAGGAATAGATACCATACCTCTAGACAAAGGCACATCTGTACCATTCTTTCTAATCCAAATATCCACATCCTGAATAGCGCTATCTGTATTAACAAACTGGCTACTAAACTGCAACTCATATACACCAGACAAAGCTACTGTAATTCTTGAGCTACTAACAATAGATACAAACTCCGCAAAGTCTGTAGTATTAAATGTCATTGGATAAGCAGTTGTCGTGCTTGCAATAGTCTGATTTGTTGTATCTTGGAATGAACCATGCGGAAACTGATAAGCTGCGCTGACATCATCAGTAGGCATCAATAAGATAACTGAATCTATACCAATTCGAGCATCTGTAATAGTAGTAGTTGTTGCGCCACCTGTTGCTAATGTAACAGAACCTGTATTGTTCGTTTTCCCGTTCATTATTCCATTGACTACTTCAGCGACTGCTCGCTGGTCACCGCCAAATGGGGGAAGAACACGATACATTATCGACCACCCATAGGAACAATCTCAGCATCAACACCTACTGCTGATGTCCAGTTATCTCCTGTTGGAGTTACAGATAATCTGTGGAATCTACCCATGCTTCTTAGTGATACCCTATTCTCTGAATCAGCAGCTACAGATGAGCCAAAAGTAACCTGAGAACTTAGCAAATCTCTTGATGCTATAGCTACACTAGCAGAGCCATTGTCTACAATAGGTTCTACCAAAGTTACAGCAGTTTTACGATTTTCAGCCGACAGTTCCCCTGTCTGGATTGTAGCAGTAGAATTTGCGCCTGTAAATGTGATAATTTTAGTATCTCGCACTCCAGCAAGCATTAATTTACCACCTACCCAAAGTCTAGAATCTAGGCTAGTTTCTAAGGCATCAATAGAAGAAGATACTGTATCTAAGCCCTCTAAGCTAATAGAAGGTGTAGAAGATGATGCAATTCTGTCAATATCTGTTGTTCCGCTAGACCATTTCTTAGTCTGGAAGTTATAAATAATCAACTTATTGACATTGCCACCTTGACCTTTAGCTGGATAAGCCCAGAATACTAGCTTTCTGAATGGGTCTACAGCAGCAGACATATTGTAAAGATATGACTCGTCTACATCAGAGAAGAAGTATCTATCTACCTTTTCACCGCCAATAGAGAATACCTGTTGTCCGTCACAAGCATAGAATCCATCATCAGATAGGAAGAATGTAGTTCCTTGGTACTGAATAACTGAGTTAGCTTCGTAACAACCTAGGTTTCTAGTGATATTGTCAAACTGAAATACCAATGGGCTACCAACATAAGTCATGCGATAGATTGACCTGTCCATTAGGATTAAGCCAAATTCACCACCTGTAATACCTACGACTGTACCGCCATCAGGGATTTCTTGGTAGTCAGACTGAGTTGTAGCTGAATCTGTCCAGCTTGTCTCATCATTAAGCGCTGACCATTTAACTCTAAAAGGCAATGGTGTAGTCGCATCATAAATGTTAGCGGACACTACGAAATCACGAACCACAGTTACAAACTTAGCTTTAGGTGCATCAGAAGCCAAATCAGCCCATGCTGTAGAAGTTCCCAATAACCATCCTTGTAACTTATCGTAACCATTTGCGCCAATTAGACGATTGCCAAACTGAGTAAATCTCCATCTGCCAGTAGCAGGAGTAGCATAAGTTGAGCCTGAAACATCATCTAATGAGAAGTCGCTAGAGTCTAATTTATAGATATTTGTAGCGCTACCTGCAAAGATTGTAACTGTTCCATCAGGGTTTCTACCAGCTACCACATTGTTTAGGCTTTCAGATGCAGCACCAGAATAGTCAGCAGCACTAGGAATAGCACCATAGCCAACAGCCCTTGAGTAGACATTTTCAGCCTTAACTAAAGCGCCTGTCACAGAAGGCTGGTCAGGAAGCCACTCACCGAAAGTTATTCTTTTATTCATTTATTTACCCATTGTTCTGTGCCATTAGATACAGAAGCCCATACTGCGGAGCTAACTGATACATCTGTCCATGATTCGTTATTTGCTGATACTGTAGTCCAGTTAGGACTTTCTGGTGTTTCTGGTGTCCAAGACTCATCACCTATAGAATCTAAACTCCAGTTGTCACCAATAATCCTACCTAAACAACTAACACTAGCTGAGTTAGCAACTGAGCCTGATGCAGAAAATACCGCATTTGCTGTAGCTGATACTGTTCCAATACATTCAATCGCTGCATAGCCTGAGTATTCAACTCCACCCAATGCTGTAACTGTTGATAATCCATTAATTGCTCCAGTAGATGTTCTTACTCGAATTGCATCAGCTACGACAGTTCCGCTTGCAGATATATCAGCAGATGATACAAGTATTCTTGCACCACTTGCTGTAACAGTAGCACTAGCATTAATTGAACCAGCGCCAAACCTATCTCTGTATGCGCTTGCAGAAACAGTCGCTGTTGAGTTTACTGAGCCTGCGCTAGTCCTTACCCTAATTGAGTCGCTAGACACGCTTGCAGAAGCTGTAATAGAGCCTGAAGCATATCTAATAACATCTGCATCTGCTGTAACTGTTGCTGAAACTGAAACTGAGCCTGTAGAAGTCCTAACTCTTACTGAATCCGAAGCAACAGTAGCGCTTCCTGTAACAGCTCCTGAAGCATATCTATCTCTGTAAGCATTGGCATTGACTGAAGCCTCTGCGCTAACAGAGCCATCACCATAGTAAATCCAAGTACCAGCTTCATTGTAATAAGGGCTATCTAAAGAGAAAGCCAGACCATCTATGCTTGTGCTAAATAGGTCTAGCTGTTCTAGGCTAAACGGACTTTGAATATCCGCTGGCATAATATTAAGCCAAAGTTACAGATAATGAGCCAGAAGCAATCTTGAAAATATCGCCTGTTTCAATTGTCTTAGATGTATCTAAAGCTGTATGGAATAGCAAGTTACCAGAGCTTGAAGCATCCCAGATACCAATGTGGCTAACAGTACCCCATGAGCCAGTAGCCTGTGGGAACTCTACAGCAGCGCTGTTAGTAGTTACACCATTGCTAGGTGAGCCAAAAGTAACAGAAGTACGAGCATATGAACCGCCTGATACTTCAGTACCTGTACCTGCATCAGTAGGGTCTGCTGTGTGTAAGCCTACATAAATTGTAGCTACGCTTGTATAAGATGTATTACGGAGAACAGCGTTAATCATTGCGTTCTCTAAGTAGTTTGACATTTCAGCCATGATTTTTCCTTATCTAGATGTTACTTTCATTACCAAAGGAACTCCAGAATACTCTGAGCCTTCGTCTGATTCGTTGATGTTATTTACTGCTCTGTCGTACATACTAATCCACATCTGCACTCTGGCATCATTGATTAGGTATGGTTCTGCTTCAGCTAATGAGCCATATAGTAAGGCATCAAAGTAATTAGCTAAGAATACATTGCTTGTATTGCTGTCTGATAATACTGTTGGCTTTGCATAGTAGAGAATCTCTAATGTGTAAGAACCATCTGATATAGGAGCAAACAAGAACTCAGAAGCTAATACTGTGTAGAAAACTGGTTTGCCAGACTCATCTGCCCTAGCATCTCTTGTGAAGGCACTAGGGGACAGATAAGATACAGGCACTCGTGGGTTACCTCGAATATATAAATCTCGCACTTCTAAGAAGTCTGTAGGCAAAGCAATCTTGGCATCACCACCGACTAATGGTGTAGTGGCTGACTTCAACATCTGGCGAGTTCTCAGTTCTCTAGCAAGACGAGTTTCTGCCAAGCGGATAAAGTCAGGAATCTGAGTTGTCAAATCTGACCGACCTAAGTAGTTAGCTACTGTGGTCTTTAAATCCGAATATGATGTAAAAGCCATAATTAATCCATTTCTATGTTATGCCATCCGTACTGGTATGTACCAATATGCTTAATTTCTTGAGATAAATCGTGGTCTACATAAGTCTTAAAGCCAATATCAGCAGCCTTGATACAGAAGTAAATATCTTCTCCTAGTATCTTGCCCTGTGGTAATTGCTCAAAATAGAACCAAGGTTTCTCTAATGCTTTGAATACACAGGCATCAATTAGCATGACTCCACAGCCAATACCATCAACCACCTCTATACCTTTCTTCCCTTTAGAGAACACAGGATGCCAGATTACATGGTCTTCCTTAACCTCTAAAGTCTTTGCTGTAGGTTTAACTGGTTCGCTTCTAGTAGTAGCGTTTACCCCTACAATTGCTTTCTCATGCCTTAATAGTCTAATCAAGCTATCTTTAGGAAACCGCATATCTGCATCTATAAACAAGATGTGTGTGCAGTCATCATCAAGCGCTGATTGAACCATATTGTTTCTTTGGTCAAATATCAAAGTACCCATAGAAGTGTATAAGTTCACTTCATGCTTAGAGTTCTTATTTGTATAGTTCACCAAAGCAGCCAAATCAAAGGCTGTTCCTACTTCTACTTGTCCCCTTGCAGGGATACATATTCCAACTTTAGACATTGCCACCCCTTGTTCTCCAAACTCTGTTGTCTGGGTCATTTAAGAATCTTCTAAAAGCGTCTTTATCTAATACATGGTAGCCACGCATTATGCCTTTTTTGTTCAATTCATCAATGATAATGTCAGGGATAGTTGCGATATGATTTCGAGGGTCTAATACATCTTCACCCCAATTAGTCTTTTCGCTTCTAGTGTTGAATTTTTGTTTATTAATATCAATGATTTGGCTTAGGTCTACTTTAGTTTCAATAACTAGACCGCCATCACCATCTGCATAAACATTCTGATTTTGCTTGAGTTTGCCTAATATAGACAAGTTGCTCTCCTAAGAAATAAGGGCGAGTTTCCCCGCCCCTATTCTACACCAACAATTAAGCTGCGTTCAAGTCGAATACACCGCCATGAGCTGCTTCGTTCTTAACTTCAAGAGTCAATTCAGCCAAGATTTGAGTCTTGTCGCTGTCACCAGACTTAGCCAATTCGTTAGTCTGGAATGGGCGCAAGTAAGCAAGAGCTGCGTATTCAGCATCTAACAACAATGCATCACGAGTACGCATGAAGCGGTTAGGAACAATGCTGATTTGACCGAAATCTGACTGATAGATGTCAGCGCCAGCCAAAATTGTAGCTTGACCACCGCTTACAGGAGCTTGATAGCGTTGAGCAGCTAAACCTGTGAAACCAGATACAGTTTGCTTCAATGCTGGAGATACAAACAATACTGAAGGTGTGCCACCTGATGAGAATACTTCACGAACTACTTCTTTCAACATTGTTTCTGTGAAAGTACGAGTTGTGTCAGCATCAACACGAGCAGATACACCGATAGTTGTAGGGTCAGCACCAGCAGTAGTTGTACCAGCACCTACTGAAGTGTTTGTCTTGATGAAAGACAATAGTGAAGACATCTTACGAGCTGTTGAAGAACCATCACCAGCAACTTTAGCTTGGTTAGCTGTAATGATTGTTTCAATGTCACGCTTGATTTCTGCTGAACCTTTAGCCAATTGGTAAGCCTTTTCTGACTTACGACCAGCTTTGTCTACTGACTCCAATGTGCCAGAAACTTGAATTGTCTTACCAACGATTTGTGTTAAGTTGCCATAACGAGTTGTTGGTGACAATGTAGCAGAAGTTGCATCAGCACCTTCAACTAAAGCGTTAGCTGTTGTAGCAGCAGCCAAGCTGTCAGTTTGCCATTCGTGGTTTACAGCAGTAGCCTTAGTCTTACCAATAGAAGACATAATTGGTGTGTCTGTTGGGCTGATGTTGTAGATTACATCTGTTAGGTCTTCACGCTGACCGATTGCATCATATTTTGTGTAAGTTGCCATTTCTCTTTTCCTTTAAATAAATTTTTCAAATAATTTAGCAGCATCTTGCTTCTTGCCTGATTGCTTCAGCTTCTGAAACTGCTTTTTCATTGCTTCTTGTTCTGAGCTGCCCTGTGGTTGAGCTGCACCAGCTTTTAAAGTCTTAGGAGCTTCATTGACCTTCTTAGTGGCTACTGATTTGCCCTTCATCAACTTCTCGTATTGCATGGCTTTGTAGAGGGTTTGAACTGCTCGTGCATCATATACATTAGCAAGTTCTTGGTCTGAGAAGCCGATTGACTTTGCATAAGAGCGAATCTCTTTGCGAGCCAAGTCTGCCTTTGCCTCATCCCTAAACTCAGGAATCCACTCCTTGAGTTTTTGAGCCTCTTGAGCCAAATGTCCTTTTAGCTGTTCTTGCTGTTCTGCCTGTTGCTGTTGAGCAATACGCTGCTTCTCAGCTTGAACTGCTTGCAATTGCTTGTCCTTCTCTGCTCTCTCAGCGACCTTGATGGCATAGCCAATAGGGTCTGACTCTCGTAACTCAGCTAGATTCTCATTGTCAGTAGGCTGATTGAGCATCTTTTCGATTACTTCTAGTCTTTGAGCGTAAGTATCACGC